CCCTCACTCACCCTACTCGAGCTTTCCTTCTTACTATCTCTACTAAGGATGATCTGTCTCTTGAAGCACAGACATCTGTACTGAAATGGATACAGAAAGGCACTGAGATGCACCATGTGGTCATCGAAACTGGACAATCAGGCAAGCGTCATCTGCATGCCGTTCTACTATATAAGGCAGACCGGGAGGCGCGGAAGATACAGGAGAACCTTTGGGCTCGCCATGTACAACCGCATCACTCGGATTCGATCGGCCGTGTCGCGGTCAAGGTCCAGGTCTGTCCCGGGAATGACTGGTATAGCACGTACCTTAAGAAGGAACATGATGTCGAGGTCCTCTCGACGAACTATGACCCGGTCAAGGCTGAACCCTACTTCCCTGCTCCAGAGGTACAGGAATTACTCATGGCAAAGAGAGACGTCAAGGGCGTGGCCGCGCCCCGTCTTAAGCTCGATATCGCAGCGTGGGCAGCAAGTACTTTCGCAAATGAGCCGGCTGGCGCGCTCGCGTGGTTGAAACATCGCATGTTTGTTCTGGAGGATATGATTCCTATTGCGGATAAGCGGAAGTTGTGTGAGAAGGCACAGCTTTATTGGGAGTATCGTAATCAGATTGTCACCCCTAACGAACGTGAGTTGTTCATGCTCAAGCAGCTCAATGACGGTCCGGCGTATGATGCCCCTGTGGAGCCTAGAAAGGTTTCTGGGGGTGCTCCGTGTATTTAAGTCCTGCCCTGATGTGGCTTAATGAATGCCGATCAAACGCAGTCGTTCAAAGTCTCGTGCTTTTACAAACTACGCGCGAATCCCATCTCTTGGTTTGCTTTCCCGTGCACGCGCTGCACGTGCGTCGTACAGGAAACGGAAGAGCCTGTCTCGGCAAGTGTCGCATCTAACTCAAATGATCGAGACCAAGTCGGGAGTGTGGTCTAGTCCGTCTAACGTAGCTATGCCTCATAACAATATCTATATTGTGACTGCACCTGGTAACGGCCAGGCTGGTGAGCGTTTGAATATGTTCCAGACGAACCGTGGTGTTCAGGATAATATGGGGTCTGGTCAGATTGCTAACCGTATTGGTGACAAGATTACTGTGAAGGGTGTGTTGATCAAGGCGGTCTTTGAGAATGCGTTGAGTCGCCCTAAGGTCTTCTATCGTGTCATGGTGCTTAAGTGTGCTAAGGGTGACGTCCCGACGCGCGATACGTTGTTCCAGCGTAACAGTAACAACAAGATGATCGATCAGATTAATCTAGAGCGTTACTCTATTGTTGCTAGCAGACGTTTTACGATTTCGTCTAGCAATGCTACTGCGTCTATTGCCAATGTTGGTGATGGAATCCCGGAGGATCTTGATGTTGCAGGTCTTACTAATGCTGGAATGGGTACGAAGATGATCAGTATGTGGATCCCTGGACGCAAGTTTTTCAAGGGTGGTAACCTCATCTATTTGGCTGATCCTGACAATCAGCAGGGTGTTGCACCCAAATTCTATGATTTCTATATCGTGATCCAGGTCTACGATTGGTTTGGTACTCCCCAGGATGTCAATAATGTCGGGAAACTGAACTCGCTCTACACTAAGCTCTACTTTCAGGATGCATAGGTGGTCTCTAGCGCCATGGTACCGCCCGTTGGGCCGGCGCCCGGATGGCTCCGACCGGGAGAACTGCCAAAGAATAACCAGGGAGAGTAACCACCGCGGATGATTTCCCGGTAGAGTTCCTTCCAGTGTGCCGGGTTCTTGTTGCTCGTCGTCGGTTCTACCGACGACAACCCGGCACTGGAGCGCTTTGGCGAGAGCCTCCGTACGCGCGCTTTCCGAGTTAATGTCAATAAAAAAAAGTATATGATCTGTGTGGACCAACTAGCTTCTAACTTTTGAGGGACGGTCCTTGGGTAGTCCCTCATGCCCTCATCCCTCACTCACCCTACTCGAGCTTTCCTTCTTACTATCTCTACTAAGGATGATCTGTCTCTTGAAGCACAGACATCTGTACTGAAATGGATACAGAAAGGCACTGAGATGCACCATGTGGT